AAGGGGAGGGGACGTCGGGGAGAGTGGACGCAACGCAACGACACGTGACGGAAGGTGAAGAAAATAAATGTTGACATATGGGGAGAATAGGTTTAGAATGTTAAGTATAAGGTAAATAAATTATTGGAGGGGTTAACGGTGGATAATAGAAGTGAAGCAATGACAAAGTTTAAAGTAGTTGACATTAAAGAAGGACGCGACACATTAGGTTATTGTGATAATATGGTTCAAGTGAACAAATTAGTTAAAGAAAGAATTGAAGATACTGACGGAGAATGTTTAATCGAATTAAGGGAATTAAATACCGAAACACATAAATATAGATTTTTAAAAATATTATAATTATTGTAATAACCCGTTATTATACGGAATACTAGCGGGTTATTAAAAAATAAAATAGGAGGTTTTAACAAGTTAATGGTTAAAATATTAAAGCAATTGCTAAATAACAAATATGGAAAAAATAAAGGAGTGTTAACAATGAATAATAGTATAGTTGATGAAAAAATAGTTAATCAAAATGAAACGGTAGAAAATGCAATGCAAGTATTAAAAATATTAAGTGAGGGTTTCACATTTAAAGAATTATCATTTTATAAAGGTTCTAACGGTGAAATGAGATTTAGAGTAGAATGTTAACACAACAAGAAATTGACGATTTAATAAAGAAATTAGAAAAGGAGTGTAATAACATGAAATGTAAATGAGGTAATGATGAATTTATAGTTGAGATTGGTTCATTACATCAAGGCTTATTTTGTTCAAAATGCGGTAAATGGATAAAATGGATAAGTAAGAAAGAAATTAAAGATTTAAAACGTATTGATAAAATTGTAAAAGAGGTTACATTATAATGCTACTAAATTAAAGAGGTTTCGACCTCTTTTTTTATTTTTATTTACCGCTTGTCCAATTCCATAATATGCTATATAATGTATACATTGATATATTAAGAGGGGGAATACACTTGCAAAGTAAAAAGTCTATAAACGAGAAACAATTTGAAGCACTAACCGATAAACAACAATCATTAGAACTTAAAAAGATGGCAAAACGTGCCAACGTGAGAGCGTCCCTACTAGAAGAAAGCGGAATTGTAAATACAGCATATTTTCAAGCGCAAGACTATAATTTTACAAAAGGTAAATTAAAAAACCGTTTCTATGAAGGTACAAAATATGAAAGTGAAAAAGATACAAAAAAAGCATATGAAGCGCTTTCTAATATCTTAAGTGATAAAGCGTCAACACTCGGCGGTGTTGAATCGCAAGTACAATCAAAAGTGCAACAGCTTATTGAAAATGGTAATTTTGATTATAAAAAGTTTAGTGGTATGTCAGAAAAAGAAAAAACTTATGCGTCAAAAGAAGTTAGTAAGATAGCAAATAAACAACTAAAAGATTTAGAAAAAGAACATCTTACAAAATTTGCGTATGAAGTAGCGGGTCATTATAATGAAGCAACGGGACGTGCTAAAAACCGATTTTATACGGGCTGTAAATTTAAAAAGGAAAAGGATATAGAAATACATTTGCAAAACGTTGAAGCATTTCTAAAATCAAAAACAGCAACACCAGAAGGTTATAAACAAATATCTATTGATAGATTAAACGCTTTTAGAGAAAAAGGTATTGACATACCAAAAGGAAAAGAAAAGGAGTTTTACGACTTCCTAAGTTCCGAACAATTTAAAAGTTTAGGCAAATACGCAGACAGCAATCAAGTTATAGAAACGTATGTCGACGCTAGAAATGCGGGTGTTGACGCTGATATGATTAATGACGAGTTTATTAATTTTATGAATGAAGATTTAACGTTTGATGAAGTACAAGAAAAATTACATGTTGCAAAATGGAACAAGGGCGGGTTGCTACATTAATTAGGGGTGGAGTAAGTGCAAATTATAAATGTACCGACGACAAGGGGAGTAAAAAACGAAGCTGTATATAATATAGACGATTTTCCATATAATAAATTAAATGATTTACCATTATGCAAGCGTAAGAAAATAACATATTATAATTTGAGTGCGTCTTTTGATATTGAAACAACCTCTATTGAACCGCCAAAAGTGGGCGACAAATATATATATCAACCTTATGGCTTTATGTATCAATGGCAATTTTGTATTGCTGATATTGTGGTATTTGGGCGAACATGGGACGAGTTTCAAATATTTTTAAACCGCATACGCATACAAATGGAATTAAGCGAAAATATGAAATTAGTCGTCTATATTCATAATCTAGCTTTTGAATTTCAGTTTATGAAAGAATTTATAACAATTGATAATATGTTTTCAAAAGATAAACGTAAACCAATGAAAATTAATTCGGAAGGTATTGAGTTTAGATGTAGTTATTTTTTAAGTAATATGTCGCTTGCTAAATTTTGCGAAAATAGCGAATTATGTTATCACTATAAAATGAGCGACGAATACGATTATAGACAAATAAGAACACCACGCACTATATTAACAGAAACAGAACAAGCGTATTGCTATAACGACGTGAGGGGGTTGTGTGAGTGCATTGACACATTACTCGAAGCTGATACAATAGCAACCCTACCGTTAACTAATACGGGTTACGTTAGGCGGGAATATAGAAAGTTTATGAACACAAAAGCAAATAGAATTAATTTTGTAAAAACAGCGCTAAATGAGCATGAATATAATATGTTACGTAGCGCGTTTAGAGGTGGCAACACACACGCAAATAGATTCACCGCAAATATGATAATAGAAGATGTATATTCGTTTGACATATCTTCTAGTTATCCTACTAGCATTGAAATAGACGATTTTCCTATGGGGAAATTTACAACGGTAAAATTAAATAATCAAATGAAGCTAGATTATTATTGTGATAATTATTGTGTTGTAATGGATATATCAATATTTAATGTTAGGTTGAATTATGATTCAGTTATACCGTATATCGACATTGCTCATTGTAAAGAAAAAAGTAATATTATAAATGACAACGGGCGAGTATTACAAGCTGATTTTGTGCGTTTAACGATAACAAATATAGACCTTGATATTATTAGAAGTATGTACACATTTGACGGTTTTGTTGTAAATGACGCAATATATGCAAGCAAGGGAAAATTGCCCGCTGAATTACGTATTAAATTAATGGACTTCTATGGAATCAAAACACAATTAAAAGATATTGACGGTAAAGAATACGAATACATGAAGTCTAAAAATAGAGTTAATTCTACATTTGGAATGATGGTTACTGACGTTGCACATTCTGAAATAGAATATATTCAAGATACTATGGAGTGGGACGAAGTAAAACCCAACCTTGAAGAATCACTAGAAAAGTTTTACAAGTCACGTAATAATTTTTTATCATACCAATGGGGTGTATTTGTAACAGCTAATGCACGCAAAAGACTTCAAGTAATGATTGATAAAGTCGGTAGGGACTTAGTATATATTGATACTGATTCTATTAAATTCCAAAACAAAGCGCATATATTAGAATTTTTAGCATTAAATAAAATATTAATTGGCCAAGCTGAAAAGAATGATATTTTGGCGTATGTTGATAGAACCGATATAGTAGAAGAAAAAGAAGTTACAAGGCGCTTTCATTTAGGGACATGGGATAATGACGGGGAATATTTAAGGTTCAAAACATTAGGAGCGAAAAAATATTGTTTTGAGAAACTGAAAAAAGGCGATAAAAAATTTGAAATAACAGTTTCGGGAATGAGCAAGAAAAAAGGCGCTAAAGCTGTTGGGACGATTGATAATTTTGCTATAGGTAAAACATACAGCGATATAGGGCGTACAACGTCATGGTACAATGACGAAGCAATAAAGGATATAACTATCAATGGCGACACATTCACTACAGCGTCAAACATAGGTATATTAGAAACGACTTACACACTAGGAGTAACAAACGAATATTGGGCGTTAATCGGAGCAAATAAAAATAATATGATTATTTAAAATAATGTGTTGACAATAAATAGAATACGCAGTATTATAAAAGAGTACTTACTAATGAATGATGTTTACCCCTTTTAAATGTCGAAACGCACACTTAGGTGTGTGTCTTGCAAAATGGCAAATTGCAACTGACGAGATACGCCAAAATTAAATAAAAAGGAGTGAAACAAAATGGCAAAAGAGAGAAACGTTACAAGGACAGTCATTGAAAGTAAGAAATACAATGTTTACAAAATGGAGGGTCTTACATTAGTTCTTTTAGAAACAATCGAAGAAAAAGGAAAAATTTCAGAAAAAGAGCTTGCGAAGAAACACAACGTTGATAAAGTAATACTTGATTGTATCGAAGAAAAAAAAGTTACTTATGGAATGACGGTTACTGACTTCATGCAACATGCTGTAATAATTGAAGATGAAAAAACAGCAGAACCAACACCCGACGCAACAGCAGAAGAAACAGCATAAACAAAAATATCAACCAATATTAAATTTAACAACCTAATAAAAAATAATATACGATGGGGGAATTATAAATGAAAGTAACAACTAATATATCAACTGATAAAAAGGACTTAATAAAAGCAGGAAATTCAACAATCATGTTCAAGGATTGCATAGGTGATACATTCAAAATGACGGGAGTTATCATGTTTGAAAAAGATGAATTGGACAAAGATGGTAAAACAGTAACAAAATTAGTATCATGTGTAAAACGTGAAGATGGCGAATTTATCTCAACAATTTCACCAACGGTTGAAAATAGTCTTTCATTAATTGTCAATTGCTATTCAGAAAAAGAAATACTTGCGGGACTTGACGTAATGATAAAAACTAAGAAGTCAAACGGTGGGCGAGAGTTTATATATATAGATTTAGTGTAAAATAGTAAACACCGCATAAAATTATGCGGTGTTTTTATTATAGGGGGAATTATTAACATGGACGATATAGTATATTATAATCCACAAAAAATATTAAACATGAAAGATTTAGACGGGGACATACCTTCTATATATATGATAACAACAAATAGGAGCGCGGGAAAAACTACATCATTTTTAAAAAAATCACTTGAAGATTTTACAACCGATGGCGCTAAAGTAGTTCTCATATATAGATACACATATGAATTAAATTCATGTAACGATATATTTAAAGACGTACTAAAATTATATCCCGATTACGGTGAATCAATGACATGTATTGCTCATGCTAAAGGTTTATTTTATGAGATATTTTTAGATAAAGAATCATTTGGTTATGCTATTGCATTAAGTAACCCCGATTCATTAAAAAAATATTCTCCCGTATTCGCGGACGTAAAAAATATTATATTTGATGAATTTCAAACAGAAACGGGAAAATATTTGAATAAGGAAATGCAAAAAATACAATCGGTATATTTAACTATTGCGCGTGGTGGCGGTAAACAATCACGTCATGTAAAATTATTTATGCTAGGTAACATGGTAACAATAATGAACCCTTATTTTATTAATTTTGAGATACACAAAAGATTAAAAAGCAATACTAATTTTATGCGCGGAAATGGTTGGGTTGCTGAATTTGGTTTCAATGAATCAGCGTCAACAGCAATTAAAAATAATACTTTTTTTAAGGCGTTTGCAAAAGAGGATTACATGTCATATTCTACAGAAAAAGTATATTTGCATGACGCTGATATATTTATAGAAAAACCAAAAGGACGAGCGAAATATATATTTACATTGGTGCATGATGGTATGTCTTTCGGAATACGTGAATTTTTCGACGATGGCGTTTTATATGTATCACATAAACCCGATAACTCATGTAAGCAAGTAGTAGCATTTAAGGCGAGCGACCATAATCAAAATACTATTATGCTTAATCATTATTCTTATTTATGGAAAAACATTAGGGACGCTTTTAATAATGGCTATTTACGTTTTGATGATATGAAGTCTAAAAGTGCAATTTTTGATATACTTAGTGTTGACTTATATAAATAATTAGTATATTATTATAGGTGAAGCTATATCATGACAATATACGCGATTGACTTCCCTTGACGGGGACGCGTTTCGGTTTAGTCACTGAATTATGATTACCTTCTAAAATGTTCCATGTTAGACAATTTATTTTGTCGCATGGAACATTTTTATTGTAATTATATTTTAATTGGTGTATTATGTATAATATAGTTAATAATATAAGGGGAGTGAAAACATGTGTATTAAATTTATTGACATTAGCGAACATAATACGATTTTATCACTATACAAAATTAAAGATTCAAAATTAAAAGGCGTAATAATGAAAGCGACGGAAGGGACAACATATATCGACCATGTTGTTGATATTTTTTACAAAGCATTAAAAGATACTAATAATGTTGGTTTCTATCATTATTTAACCTCAACAAGTTCACCAATTACGCAAGCACAAAATTTTTGGAACAAAATTAAGGACAAGCAATATCAAATTATACCCGTTTTGGACGTGGAGCAAGACGCACTTGCAAATAACACCGAATACTATTCCGAACAATTCATTGCAGAATTTAAAAGGTTAAGCGGGCAAAAAATGTTAATATATAGTGGGCGTTACTATATAGAAGAACATTTTTCGGATTACTTTAAAAAAAACAATTTTTGGTGGGTTGCTGATTTTTCCGCAAAAGATAAACCAATAATAAAAGGGTGTAATATTGTAGCATGGCAATATACTTCTAGTTCGCATGAATACCGTTTTGCGCTAGGTGATTTAGATGTGAGCATACTATATAATGAAGATAATTTTTTCATCAATAAAAAAACAAAATCAACAAATTTAATTAATTATATTGGAGTGCTTCAAGCTGAATTAAACGCGCATAATTACCTCGATAAAAATGGTAATAAATTAATTGTTGATGGCGTTGCGGGTATATTAACATTGTCAGCATGTCCAACAATAAAAAAAGGTTCTCATGGTAAAATTACTAATTGGTTACAAAATCGTTTAAAAATAGATAATGATGGTATTTTTGGCGAAATAACAAGACAAGCTATAATATTATATCAAAATAATAATTCGCTTGTTAGCGACGGTGTAGTGGGGCGTAAAACATGGGCAAAACTTTTAGGATTGAAGGCGATTCAATAATGTATATATCACCGCCAATTATTTCAATTATAGTTGTTGCTATTGGTGTTATAATAGCATTTCTAAGTTTCAAAAGAGGTAATATAAAAGATATACGTCAAGATACAAAAGACAGCGCTGTTGTATCAACTAAACTTGATTTTATAACACAAGGAGTAAACAGCATACAAATAAAAATAGAAAGTCAAGATTCAAAATTTAATGCTCTTAGTGAACGAATAATAAGAGTTGAAGAATCATCAAAACAAGCACATAAAAGAATTAACGATATAGAATATATTAAAAGAAAAGAGGTTTTATAATGTGCGCGAAAACATGTTTATGTAATTCATGTTATAAACGTCATACATGTTCTGATTGTTTTTTATATATCAGAAAATACAGAAGCTGATTGTTTTGAAAATGGGATTGTTGATTGTAGTCACTATATAAAAAGGAGGTGGATAAAAAATGAAGATACTATGGAAACAAAGGTTAAAAAGTAAGGTATGGTGGACGGGTATTATTTCGCTGTTAATATTATTTTCACAGCAAATTGGTTTTGATTTATCGACTATTATACCTAAAAATTATGAAGCTATTGCAAATACAATATTTTTAATATTAGGTATGTTAGGCGTAACAGTTGATACGAGTAAAAAAGGAATCAATGATATTTATTATTATTAATAAAATTAAAGCACTCATTACGAGTGCTTTATTAATAGGAGGTAGTACAAATGACAACAGCAGAAATACAACAATATGTATATGATTTTTTATACGATAAAGGTTTACCGCATAAGTCAATAGTTTCTATCATGGGAAATATAACAGCAGAAAGCGCGTGGTACGTATCAGCAATTGAAAGTGGTAACGGAATTGGTTTAGGTTTATGTCAATGGAGTTATGGACGTAGAACGCAATTAGAAGCGTATGGCGTTACTTTAAATCATCAATGTGAATTTCTATGGAGTGAGTTAACGGGTGAGAACAGAACAGCAACGGGCGCTGACTTGCAATGGATTAACCCTCCATCAAGTAGTGTAACGGGCGGCATATCTTTTAATTGTCCTCTTGCTACCTTTAGAGCGGGGAGCGGAACGATTGACTTCCTCACGTCGGCGTGGTGTTACTGTTGGGAACGTCCCGCGCCTTCAACTAATCATTTATCAACTACCCGAATACCATCGGCAAATAGTTTTAATACTTCAATGACATATCATGGAGATGGAAAGCCACCCGTTGACCCTCCGACGGGCGACATAATAGGAAACGTATATCCATTAATTCTACTAACACCGTATAATGTTAAACAGCTAACAGCGGAACAAATAACATTTTTAAAGACGTTATCAACAACCGACTATGTTCAACCAACACCACCAATCACCGAACCACCGACGGTATACCCTACACCGATACGTGTCGCAAAAATGAAATTTACTTTTAATCATAATAAGCGTCAAATTGGTCATAATTTCATGGGAAAAAAGTTGACATTTGACAATAAAGAGTATAAAATAAAAGATGTAAGGAATGACGGTTTCATAATTTTAGTATACGCTGATAGTTTATGTTTTAATTATGTAAACCCGATATATATTAAGTCAAATATATAAAAGGAGAGTGAACACCATGACAAAGGACGAACACAACAAAATATTAAATGACATGAAAAATTCTACAAGCGACGCTGACAGAATGACTTTAATCATGCAATTGAGTACTGACTATAGCGGTGTATTAAGTGAACGAGATACCGCAAAAACAACAGCAGATACAGCGACAGCAGAAGCAAATAAATTTGCTAAATTGAATAATGAGTTATGGCTTGAAAATAGTTCACAAAGGAATATTGGTCAAGAAACAGAAGTTGAAACAGCAACAGCAAAAGACACAACACCACCCGCAAAATTATCATTTGAAGCGTTAGATTTTAATTAAAAAATAATTTAAAAGGAAGTGTATTAAATGCCATTAACAGCAACCCAAATAATTAATACCATATTAGACAATGCAAGTTCTTTGTATATATCGAGAGTACCATCAGCAACAAGGGCAAATCTAGTTGATGTAGGTAAAGCAATAACTTCTAATGCGAACATAATGAATGAGTTCGTTACCGCGCTAGTTGATAAAGTTGCATTATCTCATGTTATGAGTAAAATGTTTAATAATCCATTAGCACGATTGAAGTCAACAGCACGTCACCCTATGGGAAATACAATCGAAGAAATTTTTATTAATCCCGCTACCGACGCGGGGTATGACTATGATGGAACAAAACTTTTAAAAACTACTAAACCCGACGGAAAAGTATGTTACTATGGTTTAAATCGTAAAAGTACTTATCCTGTTACTATTTATGAAGATGAACTATTAAGAGGGTTCACAAATGAACAAGAATTTATGTCAATGTATGACGGTATTGTTAATTCAATGTTATCGGGCGACCAAATAGACGAATTTATGTTAACTAAGGGTGTTATAGGACAAGCAATCGACAGCGGGAGCGTAATTGTATTACAAAGTGATTTAACCGCTCCGAAGGTACTTGCTAAGTCAATTAGTAATATGTCAAAAGAGTTCGCTTTTCCTAATACAGTTTACGCGGGTTATAACAGAATAAACGCCGATTTAATTGGAGCGGGAGAAAAAGCATGTATTACATTTTGCGATACTTCAAGACAATGTTTAATCGTTAGAGCTGACGCACAAACAGAAATTGATTTCGAGGTATTAGCAACAATGTTTCATATGGAGGTGGCAAAACTTGAAGCAATAACTATATTAGTTGATAAAATACCATCAGCTAAGTATGATATTCACGCTATATTGTTAGATATGGACGCGGTTCAAGTACGCGACATGACTTTTAAAACTACCTCACAATATATCGGAAGTTCGCTTATGTGGAATTTTTGGTTACATCATTGGCAATATCTTTTCGTTTCAATGTTCGGTAATGTGGTAGCTTTCGGAAAAGCATTAGTTGAATTAACAGCTATTGCAATAACGGGAACATTAACAATTACTACAGCGGGTGGAAATACTCAACTAGGTAAAACACTAACACCAACAACACCGTCAGTAAATACCGTTGTATGGACTTCTAGTGATACAACAAAAGCAACAGTAGACCAAACGGGAAAAGTAACAGCACTTAAAAATGGAACAGTAATAATTACATGTGCTTCAACCGATACAAGTGGAGTTGTTCAAACAGCAACAATTACAATAACGGGACAAGCTAGTTAATTGATAGGGCGTAACAGCCCTATTATTAAATAAAAAATGAGGTGAAAAAATGAGTAATGCAATAGCAGATATTAAATTATGTAGCGTTCCAATAACACCGACTAACCAAATTGATTTTGCAAATATAACCGAACAATTAGCATATTTTAATATTCATACCATAGCTACTTTTAGTAAATGTAAATATCAAGCTAGAACGTCAAAAATTAGAGTAAAGGGTTACGTTGATACATTACAAAATTGCAACTATGGTTTTTATATTAATACCTATCTTAATACAAGTAAAACTTTTTTCTTTTGGATTGTTGCCAAAAATTTCTTAGCTAGAGATACAACAGAATTAACAATACAGATTGACGATTTTCAAACGTGGCAATTTGATTTTCATTTTAGTACATGTATGGTAGAACGTAAACATACTATTAATGACACTATAGGTAGTAACACAATTCCCGAAACTTTTGAACTCGGTGACTATGTTACACATAAGAAAAAACCCGTTGCAATTCTTCAAGGCGCTCCATGTTATATGGTTGCTGTTACTGATAGTGGAGCAATTAGTGGAGATATATTTGGTCAAACATATAGCGGTTTTGCAATAAAATATTTTACGCATAATGATATTGACGCAATGAATACATTTATACAAGGTTTAGCAACAGCGGGAAAAGCTGACGCAATAGCTTTTATTTTCACTTTTCCAAATAATTTTTTAACTGATAAAATGATACCACCAATGGCAAGTGGTACAACTATTAGTGGTTTTATGGGTAATATAGTATCTGACGAAACATTCAATTGGATTCAACAAGACCATAATTTTACTTACAAAACCGACGCGTATTCTCCATATAATAAAAAATTATATTGCTACCCGTTTAATTTTATAACTGTAAAAAATTCTAGTGGTGGCAATGTTGTTTTAAAACTTGAATTATTTGACGATTTAACCGATATTGGGTTCAGCGTTGAAGGAGTTTTGGCACAAAACCCACATATCACATTAACTCCAAAAAATTATGGAGGTAAAGCATTTGCAATTGACGATTCAATTGTTATGCAAGATTTCCCACTATGTTCATGGAACAATGATAATTATTCTAATTGGTACGCGCAACACGTCAATTCTATCAATGCACAAAGTTCTAACGCAACCGCTTCATTTAAGGCGAATCAATCAGTAATGGGAGCAAATTATAATAACACACGCGACAACATGATTACTAGCGCTGAAAAAGGCGCAATTAATACGGGTTTATCAACACTCAATGCGTTCGGTTCGGGAAACTTTTTAGGTGGAGCGTCCAACGCTGTTGGTGGAATTGCTAATAATGTATTAGATTATCAACAAAGTGGGCGAAATGCTCAAAACGATTTATCTAATAGTAGTTTGATGAATACTGTTAACTACCAAAATAGTATTAAAGGTATTCTTGCAAGTGTACAAGACGCACAAGTACAACCAAATAGTTGTAAAGGTTCAACCGCTTCAAGTGGTTTAGATTTAGCGCGAGATACAGCAACATTCTTTATAGAGCAAATCGGTATTAAACCCGAATACGCGCGAATAATTGATATGTATTTTCAAATGTTTGGGTATCAAGTTAACAGCGTTGAAGTACCTAGTTTTAAAACTAGAGAGCGTTGGAATTACTTGAAATGTGTTAACACTTCAACATATGGTAATGTCCCATTTGAAGATTTAAACGCACTCAATGACATGTTCAATAATGGTTTAACTATATGGCATGACGCAAGTTTTATGTATAACTATGATACTACAAATACTATAAAGGAGGTTTAGAACAAATGGGAAAACCGTTGAAAAGTTTCGCTGAATGGCGTCTACAAGAAAATTTAAAAGAATATGATTTTTATTTTAAAAAATATCAACGTCTTATCATGTCAATGTTTGAATGGGAGAATTTACCCGACGGAATAAGTTCACGATTCATTGAAGATAAACTATTCCATAATGGGTTACTAATTTTTTATAAATCTAAACAAATGGGTTTTTATGTAGTAGCGCAAGCAACACCAATTGGATTAAATGATTATGAAGAACCAACGGGATATAGGGCATATGGAGTTAATAAAATTAATGAATATGTTAAACCGTCGGAATGTGTACCTATTTGGAATGACATGTTCATTGAGGGAAATGTGGGAAATGTAAATTTTTTCGCTAAAAGTTTAGGAAATATAAAAAAGACGTTTGATGTTAATTTAGAGCAATTAAAAAACCCTAATATTATATCATGTCCCGAAGGACAACGGGAAACAGTAAAAGCAATGTTAGCGCAAAAAACTGACGGAGTACCGTATATATTCGTTAATGAAGATTTTAACGAATTGAACAACGTAACAGTTTTTAATTTAGGAATAAAAAATCATACAAAAGAATTACAAGACGTTTCAACAGCAATAGAAAATGAGGGAATGACATTTTTCGGAATTAACAATGTTAATATCGCAAAAAAAGAAAGATTAATAACGGGAGAAGCTGAACAAAATAACGAGCAAATTTTATATAATAAAAAATCAATGTATCGCGCGCGTAAAGAAGCGGTAGAAAAAATAAATGAAAAATTTGGCCATGACTTTAAAAAACCAATAATAGTTGGAATAGCTAAAGACGACGAAATACAAAGTATGGACGGTGAAGATAATGGGAATGAATAGTGAAATATCAACCTATACTATCAGCGTATTAGAATTACAAGAATATAATTTTGATTTTGGTTTAGCTGATTACCCTATTTGGAATGAAGCATACCGACCAATATTAAATAAGGCTATACTTGATTTTTACATGTTCCGCGAAATTGGGTATATTAATCCTAATGTATGGCGTCAGCGTTTAAATAATCGAATGGAAATAATAATGAGGAACAAATACAATGATTTATATAAGGCAAAAGCTAAAGAATTTAACCCACTTTACACAATGGAAATGTATGAAGAATATACGCGCAACGTAACAAATGAAGGAACAAATAATAATAACGGTGAGATAAACTATAACACTAATGGTACTAATGATACAGTATCAACGCAAGGGAATGACATACACACAACAGATAATACTACAACTACCGCTGATAGTTTAGGTTTATCTTCTCAATTTCCTAGTGAGGAAATGACAGAAAATGATTTAACATCTAACTTATTCGTTGATAGTGCAAATAAATCAAAAGGAACTAATACAGTTATCGGAGGTAGTACCGTAAATACTGACATAACGGGAAACACCAATACAACAAATAGTGGAGTAGACAAAACCGTTAATGTCAATGAAGGTGCAACTAATAATACTACTAATGAAAGCTACAATAAAAAAACATATGGTAGTGCTAGTGATTTAAGTTTTGCACATGCAATGACACAATTTAAAGATTATATCGAAGTATTCCAATTAGATACATTAGTAATAGCAGAATTAAAAGACTTGTTTATGCAAATATGGTAGGAGGTATAAAATGAATAATAATATTATTAACAATATTGATTTTTTAAATGGTTTAAATATCAACCCAATACCTTTAGAGTTCACTAACGCATTAACGACAACTAAATGGTTGTTAGCAATGCAAGCTAAATTGACTGAAATTATGGTATCAGTTAACGGGTGGTATGATACCATTTCTAATGATTTAGTAAACGGTGGAGTATTGTATCAAATGTTAATCGACCATGTTGATAGTGAATTTACACAACAGCTTGATACTATACACACATCTATTACTAGCTTGAATAACTTAATAAGTGCTATCGAATCACAAATTGCTATTATTGGTTACGTAGAACCAACGATAAGTTTTATGGTTGCTCCTTCACAATTATTATATCGATTTGGTGAAACAATCAACAGCGCGGTATTAAACTTTAATGTTATAAAAGGTAGTAACAATTTGGTAAAAGCTGAAATATATAAAAATGGTGTTTTACTATCAACAGTAAACGCGGTTACAAATGGCGCTAATAGTTATACCGACGGTAACGTGATTAGTGTTGATACATCATACTATATTAAAATTTATGATGATATAAAAAATATAAGTTCTGTTTCCATTAGTTATAAATTTGTTAATAATGTATACGTTGGTGTTGTTAATGATGTTGCTATAACAAATACATTAGTTAGCGCTCTAACATCATTAAAAGTTTTAAAGGGCGATATACCCGTTTTATTCTCCCCTAACTCACAAAAAATAGTAATAGCTTATCCCGCTGTATATGGTATTTTAATATCAATATTGGGTGATAATGAGGAATTAATTGAAAGTTTTAATATTAGTAGTGTAATAATTAGCGGTGTTACGTATTCCGTTTATTCAACAAATGACGTTTTATTTGACACTAACCATGAATTAATATTCAAATTTTAGGAGGTATTAAAAATGAGCAAAAAAATACTTGATAATTTTGATTTACGAGCAAAAAAACCATTAGATAAAAGAAATGTAGTTACCAATTTAAGCGACGTTATATTACCATATGAGGGACTAATAACATATCAAAGAAGCGACACAACATTTTATAAATATATTAATGGCGCGTTTATAGTATTAAATTTAACACCGCAAAATGTTATTGATAAAATCGCTAACATATCGTATATAAATGTAAAAGATTATGGCGCTAGAGGTGACGGGAGCGATGATATTATTGCAATAAATAATGCTATAATTGCGTGTGGAACGTCTAAAGGTTTATTATTTCCCGATGGTACTTATTGTATAAGCCAAAAAATTATATTCCCTAATAGCATTTCAATAGTAGGAGCGGGAACAACCACAATTATAAAACCGTTAGCAATAATGGAAACACTATTTCATATTACCGCTGATTTTATAGACGTTAATGGTTTCAATTTTGTTAATGACGCGAATAAAGCAACTAGCGCTATATATTTTATAGCGGGTGGCGGTGATGATTA